GGAGCCGTACCAGCGTTGGCGGTCTTTGTAATTGAACCGCCATCTGTTGCCGTTTTCCAATCTGCGTTTGCTATATCTTGAGAATATGTAAAGCGATTAGTCCGCACCTTCTCTATCAACCCTGCCGAGTTTACCCGTGTAGCGGTGTCGTTTGCTCTTGTAAACGCTAAGTCACCTGCACCCGAATCAGGGATTTGCGAGTAAAGCTTGGAGGCTTTGTAGCGGTCGGGGATTAATAATAACGATGGGTTCATATTCTTTTAAGTAAAGTGATGAATGAAGATAAAGCGCAAGGGTTACTGTCCGCTACTGCGCCATCGTCCTCGGCACGTTGGTTGTAGGCTGCAAATAAAACAGCCAAATCACCAGCACCAAAGAGCGCAGTTAATGGGTAGCCGTAGCCGAGCCTTACCATTAGATATTAGTATAACCGATTACGCTTCCGCCTGATACAGCAACAGCCGTGATGTTTTGACCTTTTGCTCCACGGATAACCATGCCAGCAGCAATAGGCGCAGCAGTTAGGTTATACAAAGTAACGAGGTTAGTTCCACCAGATGTTAAGGTAGTGAAGGTGGCTGCCTCGTTTACCACTAAAAAGTCGTAGTTTTTCTCGGTAACGGAAGATGAAATGTATTCCATCGTTCCAACGCTGCCCATTATTTCTTGCAAGATAGTTGCCATGTCTTTTTTCTTTTAAATGTAGTTAGTCGGGAATAATGCAAATGTCACGAGAAAAAGGCATCTCGAAATTGAAAGTCGCTCTCCAGCCTGCAACCTTGTCATCCCTTGCCTCTAAGAAACGATTTAAAGAAACGCTTGAATTTAGAGTATAATTAAACTCGGGATCGTCTTGGAAAAAAGAGATATAGTCGGTAGCTATTTCTAACATATCCGAAATGACTTCATCCTCGTTGTCCTTCCAATACTTTAACGGGTCTGCATCTTTGTTTCGAATATCCTCAACCCTATCCATAAAGTAAACGCCCACGCTCATTGTACGGCTTGTATTAGAGGTGCTTGCGCTTTCCAAGTCAACGTACACCAAAGGGTAAGCGATGCGGTCTAAAGTAGGCTGCTTTAAGTTAGTAGTGTTATCCGTGCCAATAGACAAGGGGTCACCACAACCAAAGCTATTTACCTGCTCGTGTGCTTGGCTTAACTTTAGTAACTGCGTCTTTAGCTGATTCCAACTTGGCATAATAAATCTTTAGTTTTTCGATGTTCTTTTTATGAAACTTCATACACAATCATTACAAAAAGGGTTGTCGCCTTGGTATCTTTCCTGAAATGAACGAGGGATTCGGTAAGGATTTGACAAGTTCAAGCCAGTATTGTAGTTATCTCTGCGAGGTCTAATCGTGTCAACTTTTACTGATGGGTTGTTAAATAAAGGATAATCCGTGCGGTACTCAATTAAGTATCTTGTGATTCTTTCGCTGTACCACTCGGCATCGTTCTTGGCTTTGTTAATCAGCCTTTCGATTTCCTCCATTGACATCGCATCCGATTCCTCTGACCTTCTTCTAACCATTCCTTTGTTCATGTATTTGAACGCCAAAACGTGGGGCAGTTCAAAGTAAATCCACTCCCTAATGGCTGGCTGGAGGTAGTCGTATAGCAAAGTTTGATTCAAAGCACTAATGCTTCCGCTTACGATTTGATTTGCTATCTCTTTGTATAAGTCCGAACCGATAATAGACTGAATACGCATCTCTTGCACCTTTACGATTGTCGGTCGTAGTTGGGTGTAAGATACGTTCTCGTTGATTATTGAGTTGGCAATTAAGTCTTGCTCCGTTATGAATAGTGCCTTGGTCATACTAATTCGATTTTATTGCCCTTACGAACAACGATTTGTTGCTGCCAAATATGTCTGCAAGATGGTCGGCTGATGTCCGTACCGGGAAGAGTGTACCAACCGCCTCTACGCTCCCAAACACTAAAGCCCATAATGGCTGTCATTTGGTCAATGTCTTGGCGTGTGTAAAGTTTATTTAACTTTATAAGCGTTCTGCAAAAGTCACGAGTCGTGTCAATCACTTTCGCACCAGTAGCATCAGGGCGAAGGTCGTACCGGTAACGGATCTCAAAGGTTTCTTCTACCTCCGAGTCGGGTGTATCGGCTATTCTCGCAACTCTATCTTGGATAGTAACACGCCCTTTAGAGATAAGGTACTCAATACGCTCGCTTACTTTTTCCAACGGCACATCTAATCTGCGAGAGATTTGGTCTGCTTCTACCTTTTTAGTCCTTTTGATTTCGGCTAATATCTTCTTGTCGAGTTCTTTGTTTTCAGGCTCTACTTCCATAAACTCCGCCATTACTGAGTTGTCGGCTTCAAACCTTACCGGCTTAGACCTTAGAACTTGGTAGTTGTCGGCACTTACACCAAACTCCATAGCAACGCTTTCAAACGCTTCCATTTCGTCTAACTCGCCCAACTCTCTTAGTTTGTTTCGTGACCAGCCTAAAGCTGCTTTTCCGCCCCATAGGAGATACGAAATATAACCGCAGTCGCTTTGGCTGTCAGCGTTGTCGTAATACGTTTCAGCACGGCTCAAATAGCTGTGCATCCTTTTAATTGTTTCTAAGGATACACCCTCTCCGTTGGCTAACTGCTGCGCCCTTACTTTACCAGTTTGGGTAGCGCATTTATTTCCGTTCTTTTCGTTTAGTTCGATTCCCCTTTTGGCGTTGTTTTTTACACCCTCACCGTAGTCTGCAAATGTTTCAAACTGCTGGCTAAATTCAGTCGCAGGATCTTCGTCAATGCCGAGCATAATATCGCACTCCTCGTCATTAAGTCCGTAGGCGTTTTTCATCATCAGGCTGGCTTGCTCTTTTGAAAGTTTGCCTTGTGAGAACTGCCGAACCACACGCATCATACCTTGGTATTCTCTGCCTGACAAAGAACGTAAAACGCCATTGGTTAACTGCTGCTCTCCGACTGGTAAGGCTGCGCCTGTTGCTTCGGGTAACGCTTCGCCTTCTGCCTTTGGCGGTAATGCTGCCAAGGCTCTGATTTCGTTTGGTGACATTGATTCCAATACCTTGTTGGCAACCAAAGGAGATAAAGCGTTGATGGCATCTGCTACCAATCTTGCGCCTCCAAGTTCTTCCGTTTCGAGTATTGGCAAGCCAGCCTTTTCACGCAGTTCATCTTTGGTGGCTATCTGCAATAAACCTACTTCACTCAACTGCTCGCTAATCGGCTCGGTTGGCTGTAATTTCAAACCAGTCACTCCGTTGAAAGAGGCAAGATAATTTACCGACCGCTCGATTCTTTGAACCCGATCTTCGATGTAAGTAGCCTTGAAGATTTCGTATGACTCAACCATTTCGGCTCTGCCTCCTAATTGCCCTTCGGTTTTCACGCCAAATAACATCGGTGAGGTAACTCGGTGAGCAACGAAAATCTCCTGCTGTACTGTCTTATTTAGAATGTCAAACTGCTTATCTAAGTCCGAAGGAGTTAAAGGAGTCAGTTCGGGTTTGGTTTCGGGGCTATCCGAAAAGTTCACAAGGAACCTACCAGCGTTATCCGTGCCTCCAAACTTCATTTTCATCTGCCGTTCTATGGCATCCGATTCCTCGGGGGTAGGGATTCCGTTTGGAAAGTTAATAAGGTAAGACCCCCAAAAGTTATTCTTTATATTGTTAACGTGGAAATTTGCAATCTCCACATCTAACTCAATGTAAGCAGTACCGCCAAGATATTCGGGCAAAGGGTAAACCTTAACGCCTGCGCTGTATGCTCTATAATAAAATAGCTGCTTGCCGATTCTATTGTCAGGATCGAAAGCTGGTATTTGGTTGACTTGATTTAATTGGGGGAATTGCCTTACCTCATATTCATCGTACCAATCGTAAACATAAAACATCTTTTCATCCTTGTCCGCACGAACTCTATGAAAGTCCACGTGACAAATCTCTGCAATCCCCCCACCTCTACTCCAAGTAACTTCCAAAGCAAAGCCGTTATAGATTTCCATATCTAAGGTCAGCTTCTGCGTTAAATCATTCATCGAATCATAAGCATTTGGGAACGTAGGCGAATCCAAAAAGGCTTTGGCTTGCGGTGTTTCTTCTTCCGATGTCCACCCTTTACCTACGATGTAACCAACCTTACCATTCACGATGGCGTTGTGCTTTGCTGACCTTCTATAAAGATTTAAGAGATAATTAGGGTAGTCGTTTTCAACTCCATAAGATACCCATTGCTGGCTTTTGTTTTCGATAAACAAAGGCACTTTATGCTGGTAGCCTTGCCAAGAAAAGGCAAAAGGTTTTTTAGAACTCATTGATGATTACGTTTAAATTGTCTAAGGTAAGCGTGACAGCGTGGCTTGAGCATTTCACATACATCCGAATAGTATCGCCCGAAGATAAAGGCACTACGCATTGCGAAGGAATGGAGGTTTCGCCAGCCGAAGGAATAACCGATACAAACTCCGAACAAGGCCACAACTCTGCATTTTTGAATATAGCAACGTGAATCTTTCTGCTTGACTGCCCGATTACAGCAACAATGGCACTCACTCTAAAATGCTTTGCTGTACCGGTATAAGTCACAAGACCCGAAGCGTTCACGCTTAATCCATTTCTATTGAATCCAGTTGTAATGGTAGCGTTTATTGGCGACCATACGTTCTCTGCTAAAGTGGTAGTGCCTGAAGATGCAAAGTCAAAAAAGTTAAGCGCACTCGGCGAATCCTCGACTTGTGTCGCACAATTTTGCATCCACGTTCCAACTCTCGTTGCGGTGTTTGCACCTTGTGCTGTTTCGTTTTTGATGACAAGCGCATCGGTTAAAAGTTGTCCCATTAGTTAAAGGTATAGTCAAAGGTGTTATCAAACGTGCCAGTCGATGGCTCTGCGTAAGTAATTGTATTGGTTGCGCTCACAAAGGCTTGCTCACCCATTTGGATATAAGCAAGACCAGTTTCTACTAAAGCAATATCGCCCTCGTATGCTGTGTAGGTATATTGTCCTTTAGATAAATCACCAACCGAAATACTAAACTTGTCGTATCTACTTAAGCCTTCGGATTGGTTAGACGAGCGTAAAATGCTAAAAGATGTAGTTTCGGCTGTTGCCATTGACCTCAACTCAAACTCAAAAGTAGAGGGAATAAACAAAGCCTCTGCGTATCTATCTATTCCACAAGTCACCTCAGCTGGAAGCGCACCATCTTCGTTGCATCTTAGCTGGTAGGCTGCCCACCCCTCAAAGGGGAATGTGGTCGTGCATCGGTCACTCCAAGTGACTACGATTTCATTCGACTGGTTAGATAGTAGGTAAAGCATCTTAAAGGTAAATGTATCACCGAAGCGAATGATACAAATCCATCCTCTTTGCGCCCCAATAATCGATGTTAAATTCCGTTTCGATTGTTTCTTTTAAATTGGCTGCCAAGGTTAAACGCAAGTCTTTTTCGTGTATCAAGGTTTTCATATACTTGTGCCAATCTTTACTGCGTGCCTCCCGAACTAAAAAGCCATTTAAGCCGTGGTCGATTATAGTGTTATAGGGGTAAACATCGGAAGCAATAATAGCTTTGCCCATTGTGCCAGCTTCGACTAATTTTAACTCACTCTTGCATCTATTAAAGGTTGTATCTCGTAAAGGTGCAAGACATACATCAACAAAGTTATACCCTCCGACATAAGAGTAGATATCCGCAGCTTCTATTCTGCCGTAGTTCTCTTGCTTGCCGTTACTTGTGAAAACTCTCTCATACGCTTCGTACATTGGGTTTTCGTTCCACCCTCCTAAATACAGCCTATACAAGCCGTTTAACGAACGATCGTCTGCAAGGATGCCCATGCCCGATTCCATCAAGATAATGTCCTCATAGTGCTGCGCCCCACCAAACCAACCAAACCTAACGAACTCACTTGGTTCGGGTTTAATCTTATACTGCTCATAACCTAAATAAGTGCAGTTTGGAATTACCGAAACATTAGGATTTAGAATAGATACCTTTTCCTTTAAGTAGGCATTGGTGCAGATAACGTGGTCAACTGCTCTAATGTGGTCACGAATCATATTTGAGATGTTTCTTTCTCTATAAATAGAATACATCGGATGTCCTGATTCCAGCACCCAATAATCGTCAAGGTCTAATATCAAAGTGACTTTGAACTGGGTACATTTATCTCGAAGCCATTTAATTTGTTCGGGTGTTTCGCCCCACATCCTACTGACTAAAACGATGTCCATCTGCTCGAAGGATTCATCGGAGATTCTAAATGGGTCAGGTGCTGAATAAAACGTAAGACCTTTGTACGCTGCATCTAAGTGAGCGTGTGGGAGTTCAAGTCGGTAGAGTGCCGAACCCGTACTTTGGATGTTGTGGATTAGTGCTATTTTCATTGTCGTTTAGTAGTAAATGTATAAACACAAAAAAAGGCGCACCCCGTAGGATGCGCCCGTGCTTAATTAACGACAACGAAGCACTATGCGTTAGTCAGCGCAGCGATGATGCTTGCTTGTACGCTAAACATCGGCTGTTCTTCCATTGCGGTAAAGGTAACGTCAAAGCCGTTACGATCTCCGAAGGCAGTACCGCTTTGACCAGTTCCAGCAGATAACTCCAAACCATTACGGCTTCCGAGCATCCAGTAGTTACCATTTCTATCAGTTACAATCGCAATCAAATTGTTCTGACCTAAAAGGCGCAGTTCGTTACGAAGGGCAGCAGTCATCTTGTTTAAGATTATCTGAAGGTCTTGCTGATAGAAAATCGTACCGTTCTCCATAGAAGGGGTAACGGTTTCAGTAAATTGTGAGGTTTGCTTGGTTAAATCGTACTTCCAAAACTTGGCGCTTCCACTTGTAGTAATGCCTGAAACGACATTAGCACTTGTGTAAGTGATACCAGTTACGTTAGCGAATTCAATAAAACGAACCTCTTTGATGCCACCGACTGAATCTCGGCAGCCTAATGAATAACCAGCGGTTAATGCACAACTCATATTTTTATATTTTAGAGGTTAGTAAAGGGGAGGTGTTACCCTCCCCATTGAATTAGGCTAAGATGAAGTTTACGATTTCAGTTGCATAGGCGAACTGAACACCAGCTTTGAACTCGGCAACGTAACGCACCTCGTCAGCTTCTTTTGCAAAGAAGATTTCAAAACGCTCGTCTTCGTTCAACAAATCCGTTCCAAAGAACATATTTGACAAACGCATAGCGAAGATGCGGTTTGTTCCGTTCAAGCCATTCAAAGCTACTACGGTTACGTTAGTACCTGGAAGAACTACTTCGCCTGCTGCATCAACGCTTGGGTTGTAATGGAACAAGTTCAAGTTAGTCAAGTTAGCAACCAACTTGCGGAAAGTATCCCAACCACAAACGATTTTCAAATCCTCTTTGTCAAGGATGGTAGTAGGAATTTGGTTGTAAACACCCTGCATTACTGCGAAAGCGTTAGTGTTGGTGATGCCTGATACAGCGCCAGTGTTACCTGATACGGTAGTACCTGAAGCAGCGTTGATTAATTTGATGAAACCATCAAACTTGTTTGTGTTTGCGTTAGTGTTACCTGAAGCGGTATCGCCCTGCCAAATTGCAGTTTCGATTTGCTCGGCTGTCTTACCAGCTTTCAACTCTGCGTACTGCTGCTCGAAAGGAATAGATGTGTAACGGCTGCCGATAGGAAGCTGTGTCTGCATCCAATATTCTTCAAGTTTCTTAGGGCAGATAGCCTCGTTCACTTTGATGCGACCAACGGTCAAGCTACGGTTGCTGAAGGTAGTTGTACCTGAAGCTGTGAAACCGCAGTTGTCACCGCTTTGGAAAACCGCATCGGTGTCCATAAGGTTAACTGACTTAGAAGATTTGATACCAGTCATTGGTGTCAAAATAGATGCGCTCTTTGCGCTGAACAATGACTTCACTACAAGTGGAAGTGACTGCTGCTCGGTGTAAACGGCTAAGTTGCCAAAATTGTATGCCATGATTATTTAGTTTTTAAGTTTTTAAGGATTGATGCAACTTTGTTTAGGTTGCCTACTTCGTCTTTTTTGAACTGACCGAACATTACTTTCTGCTCTTTTACGGTTGGTTCTTCTGCGAGTGCTTCAATAAGTTGAAACATTGATTTCTCACGCTCTTGTCCAGCCATCATTTTCTTTTTCAACTCAACAAGTTCGCTCGCCATCTCATCCAGCTTGTCCATGATCTCGCCAACTACTTCGGTTGAAATAGCAGCTACCACTTCGGCTGGTGCTTCAGGTGCAATTGCTTCTACCACGGAAACGATTTCTTCAACCGCTTCTTCAGGTACTTCTTCAGCTTCAACTACCACTGGGGTAATTGATTCGATTACTCCGTTTGCAACAACGATTGTTCCGAGTTCAGGAATAACGTGTTCGCCCGTTGCATCGAGGGGGTTTCCATCGGCATCTAAAAGAGTTACAGCAGTACCTACTACTGGTTCTCCTTCAATACGCACAGTCAATTCGCCCAACATATAGTCGGCGAATTTCAAAGAGGCTTGCTCGAAAGCGGCTCTTAGTGTTTGCAATTTTTCAAGGATGTTCATTGCTTATAAATATTAAAGTTTAAATTGTTTGCAAAAAAGGTCAATGGCTTTCTCAAGGCGGTGCATCTCTACTTCGATGGCATCTTCTACTTTCTCCATCCCGAACATACCCTCAACCGAAAAGCCTTTGAATTTCCCAGTAGTCACAAAGGCATCCCATACCTCGTTGTTATCTACCTTGTAAGAACCAAACCAACTGCCATCGGTTACATCCTCAAATCCTTTCGGTGGGTTGATTCCACGCTCTTTGTCAATGATGTAGCTTTCAAACATAAACACACCTTCGATTGGCGTTTGGTGATAAGCGTTTACGTTTTGCGTAGCGTTCTGCTTAAAGAACTTCTGCACGATTTTATAAACGGTGTCCTTATCAAAAACAACCATATACTCGCCCATCTTCGAATCGTTTCGGTAGATAGGCACATCGGCTAACATCAACGCACCTGATATAACTCTTTTAGCGGATTCTTTGAACCTTTGCTTTTGTGAGAATGCCTGAAAGTTTCTTTCGATTGCTGGCATATCGGTTAGCGCAACGTAATCAACGCCCTCGCTTTCCTCGTCTATTGTCAGTTTGTAAAGGGGTAACTCCATGCCTTAAAATGTACGGAAAGGCTAAGTATGCAAAAACCCCGTGCATCTCTGCACAGGGTCAAACCTAAATTATGAAACGCTCAATTCCCAAAGGTAGCAAATCTTTCGGCTGCATCAACCCTTGTTGTTACTCTTCTAATATCCGATTCCACTACTATTACTCTTGTCGTTCCGTTCTGCCCTCCTTGTGGATTAGGCTGTCCAGTTGGGTTGGTAGGCGTTACGTTTGGATTAAAGGCTGCTGGTGGCTGCTGCGTGCCTCCACCGCCAGTTGGTATTCCTCCGCCTCCGCCAGTATTTGATGGTGCTGCCGTAGATTTAAATTCTGTTTTTCTAATAGCATTAACACGAGCCAAGCCTGCTGCAATAGCTATACCTGCTGCAAAGGCTGCACGAAATGGAGATGTAGGATCACCGGGAGTAAGCTGGCTGGTGTACGCCTTTGATGCTGACAAGTAAGTTTCAATGACAGCCATTGCAATACTGATTCCCTTTTGTATTGCAAACGCTCTTTTTTGCTGCTCCTCCGACTGCCCTGCAAACGATGCTGCCAAGTCGCTTAACGCTTGCAAGCCTCCTAATGTCAAGGCAATGTCGTTTTCTATTTGCGCTTGCTTTACTGCCTTTTGCTGTGCTGCCTGATCCTTGGATATCTGCACGCTCTTATCAGCAAAGGATTGGTTTACGGCATTTATCTCCTCGGCACTTGCACCAGCTAAAGTGAGTTCCTCAATCTTGGCTTGGCGTTGGATTTCAAGTTCTGCCTGCGCTCGGTCAAACTCGTTCTTAATAGAATCGATTCTTGCTTGCTGTAAGACATCGGCTACTATCTTAGCGTTTGCTATTTGCTTATCGCTGTCCTCTTTGGCTTTGGCATCCCTATCGGCTTGCGCTTGGTCGGTGATTGCTTTACGCTGAATTTCGGTTTGCTTGTCGAACTCAATTAATAAGGCATCGCTGGCTTTTTTATCCTCTAATTGTTTCCTTGCTCGGCTGCGTTCTACTTCGAGTTGTGCTAACGCCCTTGCTTCCTCGTTGGCAATGTTTTGCGCCTGAAGGTTTTCGAGTTCCTGACTAAGTTCTAATTCAACCTGTTTTATTTTATCCGATTTTTCCTTTGCTTTGGCTGCTGCTGCCTTGTCCAACTCTCCCTTTTTCTCTGCTGCCTTTTTCTCTGCTTCCTCACGCTTAAAGATTTGCTCTGCATTAAAAAGGGTTATTGCTTCTTGCGCCTCGTTTACACCCTCTTTGGTTCTTTTCGCAACGGCAAGTTTCATAGTCAAGATTTCACCCTCAACCTTTGCTGTGTCCTTTCCTTGCGCCTCTAATAACCGCTGCTGCTTTTCGGCTGCTGCTATTTGTGTGCGAAGGTTTTTAGTTGTCTTATCCTCAACAAAGCCAAGCGATTCGCCAATGCTTGTAAAGGTGTCACCGATAAACTTTAAGACTTTTGTCAATGCTGGTGAACCGCTAACAAACTTAGTAACCGCCTCGGTTACCTTGTCGAAATTAGCGACAAGCATACCAACAGCCACAACTACTGCACCTACACCCGTAGCAAGTAAAGCACCACGCAGGCTTTTTAAAGCACCGGTTGAAATTTTTACTGCTGCTGTAAATACCCCTTTTGCTTTGGCTGCAACCATATCACCTAAAGCAGCATCCTTATTTAAGACATTGGCAATAGACTGCACACCATTAAGGATAGACATTGCAGCTTGCGTTTTCATTATCGCCTTCTGCACATCTTCATTCTCGTCACCGAACAAGGCTGCTGCGCCTTGTGCTACTGCAAAGCCACCAGCAATACCCGTAGCTGCTTGGGTTAGTAATTCGAGTTTAGGCGTGTCATTCGCTAAGTTATTAACACGCTGCCCCATATCGCCGATCGTGTCTTTGATAACACCAGCACGCTGCTCTAAACGCTTAAACTCCTCCGAGCCTTGCTTGCCAGCCAACGCCAAGTCAACCATTGCCTTTTGCGTTTCTCGCAGTTCTTGCTTGGTTGATTTAAATGCGCTTGTGGTTTGACTGGTATCAGTCGTGACCTTTAGTGCTATTTCTTTTTGTACATCTGCCATTACTGAATATTGTTAGGTGTTACTATTTGTGGTTTCATTTCGCCAAGCACTAAAGTAGACGAGTCAAAGAAGGTATTGACTTCAACTGCTCCCGTGGATGGTTGTGCAAGATTAAGGATTCTGCGAAGGATTGCTGTGCATTTTTGAGAGCCTCCGATGGTGTAATCTCTCACCTCTAACAAGCGGAATAAGATGCCCTCAATATAGATAGGTTTCCTAAAGTCTAATTGGTAAATATCAACTGGGTCAAGAATTACCGGTATCTCTATTTGCAGCGATTCCTTTGAGGTGGTTTCTATTAGGTAATTCCTCCAATAGGTATTAAATAGATTGGTATTGTCGTAATCTTCATAAGCAGCACCATCAAAAACTTTGAAATAAAGATTCTTAGGCATCCCGAAAGCAAGGTCAAAGGTCGGGTCATAGGGGTTGTCAATATGACTGATAAAAGGGATGCTTGTAACTCCGACAAAGGTATCAGGCAAAGCAGTCAAATAAATCCAAGGCGAATTGTTTGGAATAGATACGTAATTGAATTGTGCAATTCTATATCCGTTTGCTCTTGCCTTTGGCTTGTTGTTGGAATCAATATCGAAAGTCCTTCCGATTACTAAGCCAGTACCAAACGAAGCAGGGATAACGGTAGCGCATTTGGTTTCCACCACTTGCTCGCCTTTGGCGTAGTAATTATTCGTTTCAAATATCCTTGCTCCATAGCCTTCGGGGAAGGTGTCTGAATATAACTTACCCAAAGCATCGCCCGAATCTTTATATTTAAAAGTGATTTGCTTTCGTGCCTGTGGATCACCCATCTGCAAAAGGTGCTTGTCGGTATTGTCAACCTTCATTGTCCAATCTACGCTTCCGCTTGTATAAAATGTATTAAACGGCTCAATGTAAATAAGGTCAGGATCGGTTGGGGATTGATAAAAGTAAAGATTAAACATCTTCTGCAAGTCGCTTAATAAATCGGCTTGGGTAATGTCAGGCGGTAAAGCCTTTATCATATCTGCTGCGCCAGTAACATAAGGATTATTGGTGCAAATCATTGAAATTTCTGCACCTTGGTCAGTAATAGCAATAGTGTTTGGTTCTAACGTAGTGGGTACAATGTAAAAAACACGCAAGTCAACCTCTTGGTCAGGCTCTAAACGCACCCTTCCTTGAAAATTAAATGTCCTTGTTTCATATTCCTTTATTGAACCACTATACCAAACCAAGTTTTGAGATATTTGGCTTTCAATATAAGCCACGCCAAAATTTGGTTGATTGATTGGCTTGCCAGTATTTCGGTCGCAAATAGCAACGTAAAAATAAACTTGGTAGTCCTTATTGTTAATCAAGGTTATCGTGTAGCTGACATCCCATTCCGTGTAATAAGGAACATTTGTGAGGTAATGGTCAGTCAAATCCCAGTACGCTTGTGGATCGGTGATGGCTGTGTCAAAAGGAA